GAATATCTCTTACTGGTGAAATCGGCACGTTGCATTACATATGGAAGTAAGCCGTTTGGATTTACTAGAGTTCCCATGTAGATAAAGGCTGTTCGTGTAGGGTCACCCAATGGGTTAATTACCTTTGTATACCAAGTTAAGTTCTTTTGCCTTAACTCAGGTGTATTTGTGTTCTTCTCACTCTCCAGATCGTCCAGTATGAGGAGATCAGGTCGTGCATTGAGATATTTCATGCCTCGCAATTGTTTTTGCGTAGAACCGATTGCAACCATTATATTGTTCTTAGTTACAAATTTATCTGAGTTATCTTTCTTATTTCCTCTGCTATTCTCGTCCATTAGTTCGCCAAAATCTTCACGTAATTTAGCATTCTGTTTTAATTCATTATTTACATAGTCAGCGAATAAACGGGCACCATCCTGAGTTTCTGAGATAATTACAATAAATTGTCTTAACTGGTAACAGATATTATAAATTGGAAACATATTACTGAGGTATGTTGATTTAGCATGACCACGAGGCACCGACCAAGCAATACGATCAGTTACGTTAACTAACAGTGAGTTAAGGTACCCTGTCAATTCTTGATGAAAGGCTGGTGCATCTGTAATATCAATACCAGCAGGAATTAAGTTATTCTCATTCTCAGGGTTTCTATCATCACTGAAATACTCGTACATAAAATCAAGCGTACTAGTCCAGCATCTTATAATACGTTCACATTGCTTAAGTTCTTCTTTTAACTCTACGGAACGTTCTAGTACTTCTCGTGATATTTCTTTCCCTTCATTCGCCCTTTGTTTTACGATATAAAGGAAATCATCTATCTCTTTATAGCGATTTTGCCACTCTTCGTAAGACTTACCTTTTACTTTTCCTCTTACCGTCACTGTACCACCTCCACTTAAATTAGTTGCCTGTGTTGCAACTTCTATCTAATAATTAAGTGTGCTAGGTATGCACAAATTACAGGCAATACCCGTGATCGTGGGCATAAAAAAAAGACTACTGTAATTAAACAGTAGCCTTAAGACGTGCTTCTTCCCACATTTTAAAAGCAGGATATTCAAGCCTTTTTATTTCACCAATTCTTGAACCATAAGTATTAAACTTTTCCGCAACATCTTTATTAGTCATTTGTGGGTTATTTTCGAGAAACTTTCTAATTTCATTAAATACGCCCTGTGTGATCTTTGTATATTGTTTCGTTTCCTTTGAAGGTTTAACATAATACTTTGGCTTATAATCCTTAGGAAGATCAATAGGAAGGTCTGCATATTTCTTTACTGTATCAGCACCCATCTTTAACGCCTTTGCTACCCTTCCATACGGATAGTTTAAATGTTTGATGTAATATACAATGTCCTCAATTTTATCAGCGTGCTTACCCATTGGTTTAGTGTTTATCATTTCATCTGAGAAGTTAAATTGTGGCTGGTACTTGCTAACTAAGATACCTTCAATAATGTGACGTTCATATCTATCAAGATCAATATAAGCCACCATTACATAACTAATCTCTTTCCAAAACTTGCCCCTGGCTTGTTGAAAATGGTTAGGTACTCTTTGCCAAACGTTTCTACTTTCACCAACATAGATTACTTTATCATTAGAGTTATAAGCCATATAGACACCTGCAAGACGTTTAATGTCACCTTTAGTAATGTTATCGAATCGTTCAAATTCTAACTTAACCGTTTTAACGTGATCTTCTCCATATCCATAGCGTAAAGTTTCAATCATCCTATTTACCTCCAAATAATGTCCTCACTTGTGTACTTGCTTTAGTGAGATAAAAAAGGACATAAAAAAGAGACGTGGCAAAAAGCCACGCCTTAAACAGCACCTACTATATAAAGAAATCCTACAATAGCTAAAAGGGCTACTGTGACAATTCCTATAGCTTTAAATACATCTTCAAACATTACTTGTTAAATTCCATATACTGAACGATTGCATTCTCAGGAACATATTTCAAAGGGCGTTCATTTGAATCAATAAGAACATTTATATACTCAATGCCTTTTTCATCACATTCAGCCTTTTGTAACTTAAATACTTGTAACGTTGCTTCTACATCTGCATAAGCCCTATGTGGGTCAAGGTTCTCAATACCATAAATAGTAATAAGGTTAGATAAACTAGCATACTCTTCAGGGCGTAAAAGACGTGCCATAGATCGTGTACAAATAAACTTCTCAGGCTTTAATACCTTAGATAAGAATGAAAGATCAAAACTAGCAAACTGTGCGATAACAATTGAATCTCCAATAAATTCTTTTAATTGTTTCATAGCGTGTCTTTCAGGAATACCATGTGTTTCTAAATCTTCTTCAGTAATACCAGTTAGTCCAGTAATAAACTGCGGCAATTCTCGCCCTTCAGTTAAGGCTACTAATGTTTGATAAGTTTCGATAGGTTCTAAGTTCTCATCAAGTTTAACACAAGCAATTTCTATAACTTGTTCTTCCTTATAATCTAGTCCAGTAGTTTCAAAGTCAAATACAATATACATATTAAAACCTCCATTTAATGTTTATTAATTAGAACATATATTTAAATAATCAGTACTTAATTCCTTTTGTGCGGTTAACAGCTTTCATAATTCTAATAGTGTTTAATAATAGTGCAACCTCTTTTGCGGAAAAGACTTGTACACCATTTTCTAATTTCTTTTCAATAATAGTTAATTGTTCGTTCTTAGTTTTTGTCATTTCTTACCGCCTCCTACTGCGTTTAAATATCGTTTTGCGATAGTCCAATCTACATCAGCTTTATTAGTTAAATCATTCTTTAAAGCCCAGTCATTCCAGTTCTTCAGAACCTTAGATAGTCCGATAGTGTCACATTTGATGAAGCCTGAACCTTCTAACTTATTAGGCGAAAAACGTAAATACTCAATAGGTCTGTTAGTGTCACCAAAAACAAATAGAGTAGTTATTTTACTGTGTTTAGCTTGTCGGATAGCCTTAACGATCTGACCAGTAGTAAGTGCTGTACGATCTCTTTTAAACTCAATATTTAACGTCCAGCCTCCTAGTTCCAATGAAGCGTCAACGTCACCTAACTTATTTTTACCTACGAAACAATCATCATAAACTGAGAAATTCCAAGTGCCGTTTAAAAAGCCCACTACGTCCTTAATGTTGGGTAAGTAAACCTCTGTTTCCTTTACAGCACCTGAATCCTCATACACACGCACTCTTCTATGTCCAATCATTTTAATTACCTCCTTATTTTGCCTTACACTTGTGTACTTGCTTTCCGTGGCAAAAATAGGACAAAATAAAAAGCCCCACCAATAAAGGCAGGGCTAATTGTTACTTATCTAATAGATAATCGTACCATTGCATTTCTAAATCAAGTTGCCTATCAGACATTAATTCAAATGTAGAGGAAAGAACTTTAACACCTTCCACAGCTTCTACAGCCTGAACTAACCATTTAACTTTCTCTTCTCTAGTCAATAGATCACCTCTCTTCTATTAAGGTATCTACTTGTGTACTTGCGAATCAGATCTAATTTAAGACAAAAAAAATAACGCCTATCTTTTATAAGATAAACGTTGTAAGTATATATTCCATAAAGTTAAAGGTATTGCCAATAAAGATAGTCCACCAAATAAATCTAAGTGCAATCGGTAACTCTTTCCACTCGCCTACTGATCTAAACTCTTTCATATAAATCATAAACGCTACACCGAACAGACTTGTTACAGCAAACATAAATCTAGCCTTGTCCATTACTTCAGGAACTTTGTTACCTATTATAAAAAGGAAGATCGTTATTAGCCCTGAACCTAGTATTAATGTTCCAAACGTCATTATAGCCTTACTTGATTTTGGTTCTTTCTCTTCCATTGTTATTTCCTCCTATAGAAAAAGGTAAGGCATGTAGCCTCACCTCTTATTTTACTTATTTAATGGAACGTCTGTAAAGGTTGCATTGAAAGTGTCCCAATCAGCACTAGCCATATCAATAACTCTTAATTGACCACTGATCTTTTCAGGTGTACCCACATCAGATAGTGCATCAGTAGAAACATCAGCATAACCTTTAGAGTTTGGTGAAATATCAGAACTCATTGCAAAATCATTTGAACTTACTGAGAATCCGTTAATTGCTACGCTATCACCTTGAATAGTTAATGTCTTTTCTGTTTTATTCTCAACTAGGAAACGTAATCCATCGCTGTTAACTTCTTTAAATGAAATCTTTACTTGATCGTTTTCAAATACTGTAGTAGGTTCTGCTTCAGGTGCTTTAGCTTCTGTTGCCTCTTCAGTACTAGGTTCAACTTCAGTACTAGTATCAGTACTAACTTCATCAGTTATTTTAGTATCAGTACTTGCCGTATCAGTAGAATCATCAGAACCACTAGTGGCAACACTTCCGACCACGATAACGATAATGACCCAAAACCACCAACGTTTAAAGATTGATTTCTTTTTCTTTTTGTTGATATTAGTTTCCTTAACTTCTGTAGTCATAATAATGACCTCCTATGTAATTGTGTTTGTATATAACTTGATGTAAGGTTGCTTGCCTTACAGTTACTTATATTACACTATATCTCACAGGAACACAATAGGTTATACCAAAAAAGTTTTAAAAATAGTGGCGAAAATTTTTTCTCACATAAGTACACATTACTATAGTAGATTACAGTAGGTACCCTTCCCCTACAGTAACCTAATTGGTATTACCTTCCATCAAATGTTTTCAAAAGTTGTTGTATATTTTTCATACACTAGTCGGGCGGTATATAGGCACCCTTGCCCCATAGGGTACCCTTCCTATATTTCTACTTGTTTTGATTGTTTGTTTTGTGATTGGATATGTGGGTGTGGGTAGTGGGTGGCGTGAGTGACTATTGATTGTTACTTTTGATTGGCTTCAATCATGCATTCTTACGTTGCTTGCTTGCTTCGATCACTTGTGTTGACATGTGATTGGATGTGAGTGTGTGCGTGTTGCCTTGCCTTATCCTTCCTTGCCTTGCCTCTCTGCCTGTCTGTGTGCCTGTGTGTGGTGCCTGTGCTGGTGTGGTATGCCTATGTACTATGCCTGTATATGTGGGTGTGTATAGGGCTATATAGTAGGGCTGGTATAGGTGGGTATATATAGGGCTGTATATAGGGCGGTATATAGAGGCGTACTGTGTGGAGGTAGTGTATTTATATTAGTGCTATTATAGAAGCCCTTACAGGCGAATCTGAAGCCTCTCTATTTGTGCATAAAAAAAGTTTTGGGAACCAGTCTGTAAAAGGTGCAAAGAAGCAGTTCCTGCATA